GCCGCTGCCAATGCTAAAGACGCTACCATGCACACGATTATCAGAAGTAAGACCATCGAACCATCCTTCTATCTCATTACTCCGGCTACTACACATAGCATACTCACCTAGATAACGTAATGCTTGAGGTGCATCGTTGTATATAGTCTCTAAGTTCTCGTCGCATAGCTGCCATGTACGGGCTGACTTCTCTTCGAACTCCTCAACTGTCAGCTTCTTCTGTCTTCGTAAGTCAAGTAGCTTACGATAGTATTTAGTACGTACCTTTGGGTCCCAGTATCCTTCAAGACGCTCTAGTTTCTGCCTCGGTGAGTTGAGGTTGAACTCTTGCCACTTAATTCTAGTCATTGGGCCAGCCGCAGTACTCCAATTTTTTCCTAGGAATTTTAGGCCCACGGTTGAGAGATCGCCGTTCTTTTTATAACGTGGCTTCACCACACTCACTGGCTTGGCAATAGGCTTCAACTCTTCTAAGATAATACGTTCTAATTCTTGCGCACGGGATTTAACTAGGGTGAAAAGCTTGTGCGCTTTAGGTACATCGAGTGCGAACCCATGTTCCTTCTGGTTTTCAAGGAGATGCTGAACAGCATGTTCAATCTGTTCCGATAACCTTGACCCCCGCTTTCCACCCTCTAATTTTAGGGCAACCGCTACCCGATAGGTCAACTCGACATCGTTGTCGCAGTAACCTAACATCTCCTCACTGTACTCATCCCACTCATCGTGGTCACCCTTAGAGAAGTCGAGTATCCTTCCCCAATTGGCAAGGCTGTGTCCACCTTCACGGTTGGAGTTCTGTAAACGAGAGATAAGTAGTGTGTCCCATACTCGGGACGGTTTTATTTTTACACCTAGTATCTTACGTAGTACGCGCAGATCATAAGCTACAAAGTTATGGCCTACCCATTCATCTACTCCCTCGGCAAACTCTTCGAACTGGTCCAATGTGTCAGGTGTGAAGTAAGTCTTGTCACCTGTATCCCATTCCTTACACACTATACACCATACAGTGTCTACCTTTGGAAGTAAGCCGTTAGTCTCTACGTCACAGACTACTCTTCTTCTTTCACTCGTCATCTTCCTTCTCCGTCTCTGTTAATCTTCCAGTAAATTCATTGTATAACAGATAGGATGATGGTCCAGTCTTACCACTGAACCTGTTCTTTAACACTCTAATATGTGTAGTGTTTCGTATCTTGGCATCCACGTTTTGTCCGTCTCGTTCCAGACCAAGAGCAATGTTGGCGAGTTGCCCAACCCCTGCCGTACCTCGTATATCTGCGAGACTAGCCTTGCCGCCTTCTTCGAGTGGCTTCCCTGCTTGGCGCTTAGTATGGATGACAGCAACGAGGTTATAGTCAAGAGAGACACACTGTGCTTTAAGTTTGTGTGCGATTTCATCTAACATTTTCCTCTCGTCTGATGGATTGTCCGACACCATGAAGCTGATGTGGTCAAGGAAGATACTCCGACAATCACATCCCTGTACTAAATAGGCTATCTTATCATTAATATATTCAATGTTATTACTAGCCCACCGTGTATCCATCGCTACGATACGTTCCGTACCCCATGTTGCTTCAAACCCTGACTTCATTTCGTCAGATGTGACGTGAGTATCAGGTAAATGAATGGGCTTATCAAGAGAGAGACTAACCAGGCCTTTACCTGTCTCTCTCATTGTCTCTTCGAGCATGATTAGGCCCACCTTGTCCTCGTAGTTATTGAGTAGATGATACGCTGTCTCTTTGATAAAGCTTGTCTTACCTACACCAGCACCAGCCGTGACCACTGTCATCTCACTAGTACGCATACCATAAGTCTTATCGTTTAAGGCAGCCCACGGATAGTCAAAGCTAGTGAACTGGTCTTCCTTCGTGATGAAATCCCACATCCGTGAACCGGTGATGATATCCTCAGGTTGATACGTTTCCTCAGTTGATCTCCACCATAAGTTAACGAACTCCTTGCCATCGTTGTTCTCAAGATACTCGCCCGCATCCTTTCTCTGGAGATTCATGACGTGTGCTTTCTTAGGGAACAAACTGGCAACGGAATGGGAGGCCTCTTGACCGGGATCATCGTTGTCAAAAGCTAACACTATGTTATCAAAGGAGTTGAGCCATTCAAAGCACCGCTTCACATCACGGTATGCTCCTTGTGCTCCATTCTTAATCGACACTACCGGGTACTTAGACCCCATCATCTGATAGACAGAGAGACAATCGATCTCTCCTTCTGTTACGGTAATGAACTTACCACCACCGTTGAACTTGGATTGCCCGAAAAGAACAGCCTTGTTGATGTTACCCTTAGAATGAATAGACTTAGGCACCTCTCGTATCTTGTATGCTACAAGGTTGCCATCCTTATCAGTGTATGGATAGTAATGTTTAGTTACCACTCCTTCCTCTACCCTTAAGCGTACATCATAGGCTCTTAACGTATCGGTATTGATGTTGCGCTCATTGATGGGGCCAACCTTTGTTCCCTCTAAGGTAGGGAGAAGAGAGGTATGCTGCGTCTTAGGAGTAGACATAGCTTCTCCTTCGTGTCTTGTCTCACAACTAAAGCACCATGTGTGACCATCCTCATATAATGCACAGGCATCAGACGAACCACAGTCATTACATGGCCCCTTACTTACGAGAGTCTGTGACTCTTCACTGAACTCCATCCTCTAACTCCTCAAGTATAGGAATTGTGGTTAAGCATTCTTGTTCTTCTTCAGACGAGACTATAAAAGAAGTGTCAGTCGATTCCGTGATACAATTAGTACACGGCTCATACGTACCATCTCTTCCTATAGAAACCTCATCTGTATTGAGTCTCTTGTTGCATATGTAACACCGCATTGATTCTCAAGCTCCTATGTTAAATCAAGGCAGAGATCGTGAGCACTGATGATATGCCCACGTTCTCTTTAACCTTGTTCTTCCTAAAGCTTAACGCTCCTGATAAACAGCACGATCATGCCCATCAAAGTGTGCTTCATCTTGCAACTCACCAACTACTTCGTAGTGACATGTCCGTCCTTTTGCATTGTCATAGTCAGACGGAATAGATACTACATCAGCAGGGTTTATCTTGAGGATCATAGTATGACCACCGAATCCCCAAAAGCCACGGAGATACTGGATCGAACAGAAGTGTAGACCATAAGAACAAGTATTATCTCTTTCATCATCGACATCCTTACGATCCATAGAACAACGCATACCTACCTGATTGTCAAACGAGTTGGAATGACGATCCATATAGTTCTCGTTCACACTCTTGTAAGCGAGGAAGTGTCCGTCCTCAGTGATAGGCAACTCTGACTGCTCAAGGAACAGGTAAAGTTCACGTTGCGCCCTCATTGAGGGGTTCTTCAACAAGTTGGAGAGGAAGTTTATGAAAGGTGTAACGTCATCACCTTGTGACATACCATCAAGGATACGAGAGGACACTGCATTGTGAACGTGACGCCCTTGATAGCAGACGACTCCATCTACTACCTCGATGTCTGACTCACCCGCCCAAGTGTTAACAGTGGCAGCTACGTCAGTTAAGTCAAGCACAATATCCCAATCAATAGGAGGTTCGCTTGTCAAGATCTCTCTGATCTCGTCATAGTTAGCATGTGCTCGGGTAACAGTGAACGCCTTGTTATCTACGACAAGGTTGATCACTTCATCTGTCATGATGTAAGCATTAGAATTTGACATTTACTTCTCCATCTGTTTGATGTATTGACAGATTCTATTTACATCGTCACTTTCTATCCTATCCTCATCAATGAAACGAGACATAGGGTACTTATCATAGAACTCAGTACGATGCTTCAACAGAGTCTTTAATATAGACTTCTTATTCTTGTCCTCCTTAGCTAACATCCTAGCAATATCTTCATTAGCTAACCAAGTATCTTGAATGTCTACGTAACCAACAATGAGTTCAATCTTGAGTCTTTGTTGATCAAAGTAATCAGAGAAGTCTTTAGCAACACTACCTACTGGTATTATACCATCTTCATTAAGCCGTGTCAAGATATTTTTAACGTGTCTAATCTCTTTCTTCTCTTCGTAATCAGCATCCTCTAACTCGAGTGCATTTTTAGTAGCTACAGCAGCACAATTCACTGGGTCTTTGAACCATTCTAAAGTACGAGATTCTACCTCATCTAAGAGGTTAGACCATCCAGGCAGAGCTTCGAATGGGTTCTTAACTGAACCAGGGACACCATAAATTTGATCGTGGTTGTCAACTATCTCGATTGCTTTTGCCATACGATATAGAGCAGCGATAAAGGGAGTACGAGGACGATCATCTTTGATCGTCCAAGCGTGAAGATTAACGTAATACCCTTTGGTTTGAGTTGTAATATCTACCTCGACATCCTCCCACTGAGCCCGGAGTTGTTCTCTCTCGTTACCATAATGACGATAACCTAAACCACTATAGTGAGTAACTTTGTTTGCCTTACGAACTTGCTTACCTCCTGGTTGCTTCACCCTCACTACCTTAGGTAACTCAGGAACTACTTTGTTAAACTCTTTATAGGGGTGATCACCAAGGTCAGCAGCAACAGCTTTCATCTGGCTTTCATGTTCACATTGGATAACATAAACGTATTCAGGATAGAGTGAATTCTTATTACCGCTGCTCCACGTATAATGTGACCTCGTTGCTTCACCATATTCATCATTCATATACTGTTTCAAGCGAGAGGGTTGACGACTCTTAGTCTTATCATCCCACAATATCAAGTGATCATGGTTACCATCAAGGGTTATCTCTATAGGCCTAACTTGATCCTTGGAGAACGAGGAAGTCTTAAGACTGAACTCACGTTCATTTAGTTTGATTACAGTGATACCTTTGAACCGTGTAATAAAGGGGTTAGTTGATAGTCTATGTTGTTGAGTTCCATTTGCATTGAACATAGGATTCTTAATCTTTAGGCTAAGGTTAATTCTACTATCAACATCAGCACCATTATAGACAGCCGCTCCCTTTATCAGTTCAGTATAGTGTGCGCTTTTACTTCCACTACATAGAGTAGCTAGTACTTTAGTTGCTTCCCATTTAGTAGTGCAATCATTGAACAGATCAGGGATGATAGTCTGACGTAACTCATTATGTATATCCCCGAACCGAGTGATGATAGCAGCGATAGTTTGTTTGTTATACGACAATTCTTCACGACTACTACTGACATCTAACTCACCAATCTTAAAGATAATATCGAAGGGAATATCTAGCATAAATTGTAAGCCAGTCCCTTCCATGTGAGTCTTCATTTCCTCCTCACTGATACGATAAGCTACGTTACCTTGGATAGCACAAGGTTGTGCCTTGTTCCTATTATAGTAATCACTATTCTCTTTCCTCATCAACCATCCCGTACCATCAATGACTGACTCATACTCCTCTATCTCATAGCCAGAGCCACCTAAGATGTT